GTACGGAATTTCCACACAAGTTCCAAGGGCAGAGACGGACGAGTGGAGCACAGGTCGCACCTGCTGGCGCTTCAGCTACTCGCAGCACAGCAAAGACGGGGCGCAGATCGGTGAAGTTATCACCATCACAGATTGCGATGGCGAAGCGTTTAAACGTGCCGCTTGAAGAATATGCAAAATACGTGAAGGATTGAGAACATGACTGATAAAAAACCACGCGCAAGCGAAACACGCGAAACAGAAACGCGCCGTAAACCATGGGCTCCGCCCAGTCACCTAGCTGCACCACAGGCCCCAGATGGCTTCGTGCATCGCTGGATTCGCATCTCGATGCGTGGCGAAGAGGACAAGATCAATGTCACTTCTAAGCTGCGTGAAGGATGGGAACCTGTCCGAAAGGACGAGTATCCAGCATATGAGGCCCCAACCATCGACGAAGGTCGATACGAGGGAATCATTGGCCAAGGTGGACTGATGCTTTGCCGAATCCCGACCGAGACAGTAGCAGAACGAACTGCATATTACGGGGGCAGAACCCGAGAACAAATGACTGCTGTAGATCAGGACCTTATGAAGGAACAACATCCTTCCATGCCGATTAGTAATAGTCGGCAAAGTCGCGTATCCTTCGGAGGCTCACGACGAGACTCCGATTAATCATATGAGGTGCTATTATGGCAAATTCTAACGGATCTTTTGGGCTACGGCCCATTGGTGTTGTTGGTGCAGGTGCGAATACCACTGGTACAACTGAGTACCGTATTGCGTCGAACAACAATACAAAACTATATCAGGGCTCCCCTGTTATCCCGATTGCGGGCGGAACCATCTCCGAAGCACAAGCTGCTTCCGGTGGTAACCAAGCATTCTTGGGTGTTTTCTGGGGCGTCGAGTACGTTCGTGCGTCGGACGGCAAGACAATCTGGGCTCCATCTTGGCAGGGTACTGCTGCTGGTGCGGATGCAACCTTCCCGATCAAAGCATACGTTTACGACAACCCGATGCAGACGTTCACTATTGCGACATCCAATGTTGTTGCTGCAGTGAACACTGAAGCGGAAGTTCGTGCGATGATCTTCAAGAACATCAACTTGGCCACGGCCACTGCGGGCAATGACACCACGGGCATCTCTTCTGCATCCGCAGACTTGAACACCGTTGCTGCCACCGCTGCTCTCCAGCTGCGCGTTATCGGCGTCCAAGACGACCCTGATAATATCGACTTTACCGCTGCTGGTATCCCACTCATCGTACGTCTCAATACATCGTTCAACTCTGCCAATGGCGGAATTGCAGCGGGTACTGTTTCGTCCACTGGCGTTTAAGGAGGTCTGACACATGGCTATTTCACGCGCACAACTGGCTAAAGAGCTAGAACCAGGACTCAACGCTTTGTTTGGTATGGAGTACACTAAGTACGAAAACCAGCATTCTGAGATCTTCACCACTGAATCTTCTGACCGAGCGTTCGAAGAAGAAGTAATGCTGTCTGGTTTCGGCTCCGCGCCGACAAAGTCTGAGGGATCAACGATTAACTTCGACGATGCCAACGAAGCCTACACAGCTCGTTACAACCACGAAACCGTCGCGCTTGCGTTCTCTATCACAGAGGAAGCAATCGAGGACAACTTGTACGACCGCCTCGGCAGCCGTTACACACGCGCCCTCGCTCGTTCGATGGCTCACTCCAAGCAGGTCAAAGCTGCGTCCGTGCTGAACAACGCGTTCACAGGCGGCGCTACTGCAGGCGGCGACGGCGTTGCTCTTTGCGCCACGAACCACCCGCTGACAAACGGGGGCACTTTCGCTAACACTCCCGCAGTCGCTGCTGATTTGAACGAAACTTCCTTGGAAGACGCTCTGATCAACATCGCTGGCTTTGTCGACGAACGTGGCCTCAAGATCGCTTTGCGCGGCATGAAGCTGATGGTTCCTCGTCAGTTGCAGTTTGTTGCTGAACGCTTGATGGTTACAAACCTGCGCGTTGGCACCGCGGACAACGACACGAACGCTCTTCGTTCCATGGGGATGTTGCCTGACGGTTATTGCGTCAACGACTTCTTCACTGATCCAGATGCGTTCTTCCTGAAGACGGATGCTCCTCGCGGCTTTGTTCACTTCGAACGCTCCGCACTTTCCACGAACATGGAAGCGGACTTCGACACAGGTAACATGCGCTTCAAAGCGCGTGAGCGTTACAGCTTCGGCTTCAGCGATCCACGCACTGTGTTTGCTTCACCCGGCGCAGCGTAAACTACAAGAGGGGGGCGATCTTCGGATCGTCCCTTTCTTTTTGCGCAGGGGTCTTGTATGCTTGTGGTATCCCTGACAGTCGCATGGTGCGGCTGACATTTGCCACGACAGGAGACTCACATGGCTAATACAACTTTTTCAGGCCCAATTCGGGCTGGAACAATCAAAGATACAACAGGCACTACTGTAGGCACTAATGTCGCCAACGTGGGTCAAGTTGTTATGGCTCAAACGTTCTCAACAGGTGTTGACTTAGACGGCGGCGCGTCTGCCGCAAACACAACTACCGTTGTTATCCCGGCAAACTCCCAGATCGTTGATATCGTTATTGACGTTCCCGGTGTTATGGTAGGAGCAACTTGTGTCTTCAGCATTGGCGATACCGAAGGTGGTAACGCCACCCTATTAAACAGTTTCTCAATCTCAGTGGCTTCGGGCGCGGGTCGTAAGTACCCAACAACAGAAGCTGGCGGAGCGTTGATCTGGGCCGATGTTGGCAATAAAGACATGCGCTTAACTTGGACTTCTACCGGAGCAACCAGTAACGGCGAAATCCGCGCAACTGTGCTGTACCAGCAGAACAATAACCTCGTTGCTTAATCTTTTAACGTAGGAGGGCTCTGTTATGGCAGGTTCAGACATAAGTGCGTATAATTATTCGCAAGGTTCGGGGGCGGTTCTTATAGGGCCGTCCAGATCTCGAATGTTTGCCGTAAATATCTACGCGACTGCAGCGGGATCGTTCACTATTACCAACGGTAACGGAGGGGCGACGATGCTGACGCAAAAGTTTCCCGCAGGCATGAACGAGGTCTACATCCCTGCGAATGGGATGTTGTTTACCTCGGGGGTCTTCATTTCTGCGCTTACGGGCTCGGGGGTCTACCTAACGTTTCTTTTAGCGTAAGGTATACCCATGCCTAAAATCGACAAGGCTGCGATGAAATGCAACAAACCGAAACGTCAAATCTCTGGCGGTAAAAAGTCTGTTGTTAAGGCTTGCGATAAAGGTAAAGAGAAGATCGTCCGGTTCGGTGACGCAAACATGACTATCAAAAAGGATAACCCTGAACGTCGCAAGTCGTTTAGGGCCCGCCATGGTTGCGACAAAGGTACTCTGGACAAACTGAAGGCCAAATACTGGTCTTGTAAGGCGTGGTGAAGAAATGATTGGTCGAAGTCAAACTCCGTTTCAAGTTTCCACTCCCCCAGAAGGAAGGACGAAGATGGCAAATCAGGGCCTTTGGAGTAACATCCAAAAAAAGAGAGACCGTATTGAGGGCGGCAGCGGAGAACGCATGCGTAGCCCCGGAGACAAAGGCGCCCCCACAGCCAAAGCGATAAAAGAATCGCAAGGCAAGAAGAACGGTGGTATGGTGCGATATAAGAACGGCGGCTGTGTAATGGCTGGTCGAGGTATAAGATCCACAAAGATGGGATAGATAGATGGCTACGTCAGGGACCAGAGCGTTTAATCTCGATGTAGGAGAGATTATCGAGGAGGCCTATGAGCGGTGTGGTATAGAAGTACGCACGGGCTATGAGGCTAAGACTGCTCGCAGATCGTTGAACCTGATGTTTGCTGATTGGGCCAACCGAGGCCTTAATCTGTGGACTGTAGCGCAGGGCACTCTTGCCATAACGCAGGGCCAAGCCGCGTATACGTTGGCCCCTGACGTGATCGATGTGCTTGAGATTGTTTACCGCCGAGGCAGCACCGACTACGAGGTAGAACGGATTGGCCGTGGTGAGTATGTAACGCTTCCCAATAAAGACACCCAAGGACGTCCGAGCCAATTTTGGTTAGACCGCCAGATATCTCCTGTGATAAACCTTTGGGCCGCGCCGGATAACTCCACAGATCAAATAATATATTATTACGTCCAACGAATTGAAGACGCAGGCGCGATGGTAAACACCACAGACCTGCCTTTTCGGTTCTTCCCATGCATGGTGGCGGGCTTGGCCTACTACCTCGCAATGAAGCGGGCTCCTGAGCGGCTCCAACTTTTGAAAGCTGTGTACGAGGAAGAGTTCCAACGGGCTGCAGATGAGGACGAGGATCGAGTTTCGTTAAAGCTGGTCCCTGCCTCTGGTAGTATGGGGTACTAATGGCGTATGCATCTGGGAAAAAAGCATGGGGTATATCGGATCGATCAGGGCGTCGTTATCGCCTGAGTGAGATGAAGACCGAGTGGTCGGGCGCAAAAGTTGGTCCCGACGAATTTGACCCCAAGCAGCCTCAACTATCTGCCCCGCGTGTGGCCCCTGATCCGCAGGCTTTGCGTGATCCGAGGCCCGAAACAGGCTTGCCCGAGCAGAGGTCTCTGCAGTCGGGCTGGAACCCTGTTGGGTGGAATTATTTGCCGGGTCTTTCCCCCTCGGATAACTTAGAAGCCGTAGGTTCGGTAGGCACAGTGGCGGTGACAACATGACAATGACATACGGTGAACTGAAACAGGCTATCGAAGATTACACGGAAAACAACGAGACATCGTTTCTCGCCAACCTTCCGTTGTTTATTCGCTTGGCCGAGGAGCGTATCCTCAAGAGCGTCCAGCTCAACCTATTCCAAAAGAACCAAGCGGGAACCATGACCGCAGGCAATAAGTATTTGGCGGCACCCTCGGACTTCCGGGCCCCCTTTTCTTTAAGCGCAACCGTAAATGGCGCCACTGAGTTTTTGATGTTCAAGGAGCTGGACTTTCTCCAGACTTACAGCCCTGATCCGACAGTGACTGGGCAGCCTCGATACTATGCTCAGTTTGACGTGGACAATTTTCTCATCGCTCCCACGCCCGATGCTAACTACGTGGCAGACATTCACTACCTGTATCGCCCCGCGTCTTTGACATCGTTGCCGGACAGCGGAACCACTTGGCTGTCCACTGACGCAGAGATCACTCTGCTGTACGCATGCCTCATTGAGGCGTATACATTCATGAAGGGGGACGCAGAGCTAATGTCGATGTATAACCAACGATATATAGAGGGCATGTCTCGCCTGAAGAACTTGGGCGAAGCCCAAGAAACCATTGACGAGTACCGCTCCGGCAGTCTTCGTAAACCACGAACATAAGGAGAGGTTGACATGGCCTTCACAGGAAACTTCATGTGTACGAGTTTCAAGAAAGAAATTCTTGAGGCCGTGCATAACTTTAAAAACTCGGGTGGAGACACCTTCAAGGTTGCGTTGTACACAAACAGCGCGTCTTTTGCTGCGGGAACCACGGCTTACACCACCGCTAACGAGGTCAGTGGCACAGGCTACACCGCAGGGGGCAACACTCTAACACGGGTTGATCCGGCCACTGCGGGAACCACGTCGTTCACAGATTTTGCGGACACGACATGGGGGTCTTCTACGATCACTGCCCGCGGCGCGCTTATTTACAATGACACCGCCTCGGGAAACCCTGCCGTTGTTATTTTAGATTTTGGTTCTGACAAGACATCCACCAACGGTGACTTCACAGTTGTGTTCCCAACAGCGGACGCCTCTAACGCGATTATTCGGATAGCCTAATGACCGACGTCATCGTCCCTTTTTCAGGCTGGGGCCGAGGGTCGTGGGGTCAGCTAGGCTTTGGCGAAGGATCTATCACGAACGCGGGCGCTTCTGGCCGATCTGGCTCGGTAACAACCGAGGCCGGGGCCAATATTCCTGTGACTGGAATATCTGCTACAGGCGCTGTTGGCGGGGTGACCGTCTCTGAAGGCGTGGGCGTAACAATAAACGTCACTGGTCTGGCGGCCACCGGAGTTGTCGGATCGGTAGTTGTCACCGCCGACGCCATTGTTTCTGTGACGGGTGTCCAAACCTCCGGCGCTGTCGGATCGGTAGTTGTCACCGCCGACGCCATTGTTTCTGTGACGGGAGTGTCGAGCACGGGGCAGGTTGGCGAAGTGACCACCATCGCCACTGCGAACATCCTTGCCGTAGGAGTTTCTGCAACAGGGATCTCCGGCGCGGTAATACTTTGGGGAGAGATCATTCCGGATCAAAATGCGCATTTTAATCCGGATACGCCTTCTCAGGCTCCGTCTTGGAACAGTATTGATCCAAGCCAGGATTCCGAGTACACTTCAACCACACCAAATTCCACCCCGAGTTGGAGTGACGATCTACCGTCTCAAGCTCCGAGCTGGGATGATATAGCAGCATAGGAACAACACCATGCCTAGTACATATACCCTCAATAACGCTATTGAGCTCATTGCCACCGGAGAACAGACCGCCACCTGGGGCGACACTACCAATACTAACCTTCAGCTCCTCGATGCTGCTCTTGATGGACAAGTGACTGTCACCCTGTCCTCGGCAGGCAACTCGGGGTCACCAAACAACTTACCGATCACTGACGGCGCGACATCAAACGGCCGCAACCGCATGGTCACCTTTACGGACGGCTCTGATTTAGGTGCCACGGCTTTTGTGCAGCTGACGCCAAACGACGCCGAAAAGATTATTTATGTCCGGAACAGTTTGAGAGGTGCGCGCAGCATCATCATGTTCCAAGGAACGTATAACGCGTCCAACGACTATGCGATCCCTGCTGGGACAACCGCAGTCATTTTCTTTGACGGGACTGGTTCCGGAGCCGTCGCGGCAAACTTGTTTAACAACGCTCATTTTGATGCGCTGAACGTAATCGGCAACGCGACCGTTGGCGGAGCCCTCACGGCCACAGGGGCTGTTACCTCGGCGGCAAAGGTTGCTGCACCGATAGTAGAAGCCTCGACGCTCAAAGCGGCAGACGGCACTGCAGCGGCCACGATTGCCAACTCCAGTGGCGTTGTCACAGTTCCTTCCGTAGTCCTCACCACTGCAGACATCAACGGCGGGACAATCGACGGGTCCACTATCGGTGCGGCTTCTGCTGCGGCAGGGACATTCACAACTGTTACGGCCACAAATGTACAAACCACGAACCTAAAGGCGGCAGACGGCACTGCAGCGGCCACGATTGCCAACTCCAGTGGCGTTGTCACAGTTCCTTCCGTAGTCCTCACCACTGCAGACATCAACGGCGGGACAATCGACGGGTCCACTATCGGTGCGGCTTCTGCTGCGGCAGGGTCATTCACAACTATTACGACCACGTCCACAATCAACAATTTAACTGTTGGTCGGGGTGCAAGTTCCGTTTCAACAAACACGGTTGTTGGTTCTAACGCGCTGCAAGATAACACCACAGGCTCATCCAACACAGCCTCTGGTAGTAAGGCTATGTTTAAAAACACCACAGGTTCCAACAGCTCAGCTTTTGGTAACTCGGCGCTACAGGAGAATACAACAGGTGCCAACAATACCGCTGTCGGCTTCCAATCATTGCTGTTTAACACCACGGGCAACAACAACATTGCCATTGGTTTACAAGCACTCCGAGCCAACACCACAGGTTCCAGCAACGTAGCCAGTGGTTATCAATCACTACTGGCCAACACCACAGGTGCCGGCAACACTGCTACGGGCACCTCGGCTCTACAGGGGAATACGACAGGCGGTGCTAACACAGCTATTGGTAGAGAAGCCTTGATGTTCAACACTACGGGTACCAACAACGTAGCTAGTGGTTTCCAAGCACTCCGAGCCAACACCACAGGCACGGGCAACACATCCAGTGGTTATCAATCACTAAGCAGCAACACCACAGGTTCCAATAACGTAGCTAATGGTATTTTCACCCTTTTCAATAACACCAGTGGTTCCAACAACACAGCCAGCGGTCGTAACGCATTATTAGCTAACACCACAGGTGATAACAATGTAGCCAGCGGTCGTGATTCATTATCAAGTAACACCACAGGCGCTGGCAACACAGCCAGTGGTTATCAGTCGCTGAAAAGCAACACCACAGGCATCAACAACGTAGCTAGTGGTATTTTCGCCCTTCTCGATAACACCACGGGCGACAACAACATAGCCAGCGGTCGTGATTCATTATCAAGTAACACCACAGG